TTTATTGAGCGCGTAACCAAGACATCGATGCGCGCCTGCCTTGTCGCGGCGTCTGCCAGGTTGTCCATCGTTTTCATCAGTCGGGCGCGGCCCATGCCATCTTTGCCCATGAACTCTTGGAATCCGGCAATGGTCGCCTCAGCGGTGATGACGCCAGCGCCTTTGAACTTACCTGCCGACTGGATACCGACTGCTTCGGCAACCGCGTTGACCGCTTCAACGGAAGTGTTCAGTTGCGCAATGAGCGCGGCACCGTTAGCGCCGAGCAGTTCGGTGGCTAGAGCTGCGCCACGCTCAGCTGAGAGCGCGGCCACCGCTAGAAACGATTCCTCACTGAGCGAAGTCTCAAGCAGTGCCAGAAGTTGCTCACCGAAAGCAACAATGCCAACAGCCTGCGATGCTATCCCGGTGACTATCCCGGTGCCGCCTTCTTTAGCGGCGTCGATAGCACTGCCGAAATCTAGTTGCCCAGAGATGCCAGCGCCGACGGACTTGCGGAAACCGTCGAACTCATCCTGCGCCGCTTTCAGGTTCGCGTTGAGTTTATCCAGACCCGCTTCATTGACGGCATTGAGCGCTTCCTTGAATGTGTAAAGGTCTTTCGCTGCGCCAGCGGATGATGAGCCCACGTCAGCCACAATGACGCTGACATCTGTCAATCGTTCGGCTTGGTCTGCTGTCGTTTTTGTTGACTCTGCGCTTACCTGCGCAAAGCGGGCAAAATCGTGCAATGATTGCGCCGCTGTCTTAACCGCATCGCCGGTTTCTTCAACTGCGTCGGTCACACCGGGCAACGCGTTCTTAAACCCGAGAGCAGCCAGACGGCCCTTTGTCATTTCCATATGGAAACCGCTGGCATCGAAGGCTGCCTGCTGCGCGGACAACGCCATCTTTTCTAACTCGTCGCCAATTAAACCAATTAAGGTGATGGGATTAGGCAGCACCCTGTCTAAGTTTTGCATCTCTTGATCGTAGAAACTTATTTCGGTAGCCGCTGATCCAGTTGTTTCTTTGGTATCAATTAACTTGTCAGCAAGTATTCCCAAGCCTTGGACGATATTAGCAATGCGAACTGAAGCTTTGTCTATATTTTCGGTCAGCCCGCCAACGCCACCAAACGAATCGGAGACGTTGATTACAGCGTCGAGCAACGCCTTCCCAATAAGTTCTTTGGCCTCACCAACCGCAACGCTTACGCGATCTATTTTGCCTTGATAAGTTTCAGCAGCAGCAGCGGCTTGGCCTGCAAATCTTGCGGACAATGCCGCGGTGATCGCGTCCATGTCTTTCGACTTGATAATGTTCGCGTCAATACCTGCGCCGAGTTTGCCCAGCGCAGTTGTCGAGCCCGAAAACCCCTTGGCAAGGGCTAGGCTGACCGCCTCCAAGTCGCGGCCTGTGCCGGCGCTGATGTCCATCGCGAGGGCAACGGCCTTCTGCGATAGGGCAACGTCACCTGTTGCGGTGACAAGTTTCTGAAAACTTGGGCGAAGCAGGTCATCGGCCACGCCAGATTCGCGAGCGAGTGCGTCTATAAAAGTTTCGACCGCGCCAGTCTGATGCGCGGCACCGACATTCCCGAGCGCGATCTCCAGCGACTTCATGGCTTTTTCGTCAGCGAGTGCAGCCGAGATACTAGAGCCAAAGAAGTCAGTAATCAGTGCGACAGAGAACGTCGCAGCCATAACACCGCCGAGCGCTTTCATCCTTGACGACAGTCCACCCATCGCTGTTGTCGTTCCGGTGCCACCAGTCTTAAGGAGGTTCAGGTCGTTGATTGCTCGTTGCACGTCACGGTTGTTGTACTCGCCCGTGATCTGTACGGAGATAGCCTTCGGTGCCACGATTATCTCCTAACGGTTGATTGCACGATTCGCTGCAATAGTTGCTTCATTCATTGCTGCTTCAATAAGTGGACGTGCAACGTCTTGTTTCTTTTTGATTGCTGAAAGTAATCCGCGTGGATATTCTTTTCCGTGTTCGCGGTTTAGAGTATCAACAAATGAAATACCAGAATATTTTTGTCCACGTGTTGCTCGTTCACGCTTACTACCAGATAACGCTATAATTGCGCCAGCCGCGGATTTTGTACTAATCCGCACAAAGAATAAATTGTTTCCCAACTTTTTTTTGTCTTGTGATGACGATGTTACAATACCTTGCCGAACACTAGCACCGTTATAAGTAAGATTACGGCCTCTATCTTTAGCAATCCACTTGCCATAATTACTAAGCGCATTACCGCCGGGTGTTTTTTGCCTTGCTTCATCACGAACAATGTTTCCGGATTCAATCATTTTCTTGTTAATAATTTTATATGCATCATTGTCAAATGCTTTTAGCAAAGCAATAGTGCGTTGCTCACCGGAGGTAGCTACTTTCATTGCCACTACTTACTCCTCCGGTTTGCTTGCTGCGTGTTACGCCACCGCAAGTATCGCAGCATCGTTGTTTGCATACGTGTTGATTCGTCAAGGATGACGGAGGGAGCCAACCCAAATTCGTAACTTAAGTGCGTTACGATCCAGTGGGTTGACTCCTCTCCAAAGGGACAATTTCTGTCGCCTCACCATCAGCGAGGTCAGCAACCGTGTCAAGCCAATCATCAAACGGTAGATCAGTTTTCTTCGTACGTGTGAGAGAAGTCCACGCTAGGAAACACATGTACTCGACGCGGCCTTCCGCAATCGCTGCGGTTGGTTTGTTGAAGTGCCGCTCAAACTCGACACTGTCTTTCGCGTTCGCTACAAGGTTGTCTGTACTTCCATCAGCGTACTCAACTTTCAACGGGATACGGATCATCGCAGTCTCCTATCGTTGTTATGCGGTTGCGCGGGATACGGTACCGGATGTTGGCCACGTAACAGAAAGTGTCGCGATATCGCCGACGGCGCTACTAATAGGCATGTACTGACTTACTAGACATGTCGCGGTGTAGGACGGGTTAGTTGCTGACACTGCCGCTGACGTTGGAAGCACTACCACTGTCGCCAATGTGTTCAGCAAAGGAAACAGCGTGGAGTCGACACTTGAGGCGCCGAAGTCCTGAAAGAAATCCAGAGTCAACGATCCCGTTTTTAATCCGCCGACACGAGTACGGAAGGTACCACCGAACGCGGTGGTTTCAACATCGTCACTCTCAATAGAAAGTGAGACGCTGCTGAGTGAGGAACTGAAATCAGTTCCGTTGATGGTCGTCTTGTAGTCTGTGCTTACGAACTTGGCCACGGTGGCTCCCTTTATGCGTAGACGGTTACAGAGAAATCGGCATTCAGATAAACGGTGTCGCCTATCGTCATGCTCCCATACATTTTCATATCAGTCACCCGTAGAGTTTGTGCAACCCCACCAAGTGTTCTATCTGTTTCTATCGCAGTTTTTATTGAACTTGCTCCCAACGGGTTACAGAAATTGTCGAGAGAAGTTTGCGCGGTACGGTCGGATGCACGACCAACTATCACTGTGACCGTATACATGAACATGTCCATGCCACGATGGAACGCTGAATCGTATGCGATGCTGTCTGGTATTACTACAGCGATGGGTGGTTGTGGCGCGTCAGGTATAAGTGCTGAAGTTCTTAGGCCACTTATCAGTGCAAGGTTCGTTGCGATACCTGCACGTATCTGTGTGACTGTTGCCATTAGTAGACGCCAGTCATACGCCGGTACGGTTCAACTAGTTGTTGCACGTCAGGGTCGAGTGCGCGGGAGATTCTCACAACCCCAAGGTCTCCGAACCCTGCAACCCCAAGTGGCGACATCAGCCGGGTGAAGATTCTCGCTGACTGAAGTACTGCCGCTTGCACTACGACCACAGGAACCGCAGGGAAGCCGTACAGGCCCTGAACTTTTACGGTGGCCTCTCCACTTGCTACCGGCCATAAGTAGTTCTCAACGGCCCGTATGCGCGTAAACGGGGTACTCTGACCGGACGTCACCCCGTTCAAGGGTTCCAACTGGTAGTCGATAACAGCCCACGTCACATCGTAGACACCATCAGCAGCGGTCGAAGATTGAATCGTTACGGCTGTCCCAGCAATGTCGTCAGTCTGCAACAGGTAGTTGTCGTTCGGTGCGAAGAAGCGGGTCACTGTTCCTGTGGTTGTAAACGTGCGACCACAGTACCCG